CACAAACCAATGTTAAGTGCGGCGCATAGTTGCTTGTACTGCTCTACACGTTGGGTAATAATTCCAGTTAACTGGGTATAGCGCTGTGCGCGTGGGATTACAACCCCATCTGGAGCAGTGATGTTAATGTCAAAAGCGGCGTCGGTTGCGAGTGTCCATAGGCCCTCAATAGCCGACAAAATGGCCACAGGGTACTCTTCAACAGGCGGTAGAGAGGCTAGGGTTACTTGGGTACCAAACTGGTCTGTACGGTTGTCTGTGTGCTGTAGAACGGCCGTGTTAATGAACTCTTCAAGTTCGGTATCTAGGAAGTATCTTGAAGACATGCCTTCAACTACAATTGCAGCGTTAAGGGCTGGGGCGGTTACAAAGTGAATGACGCCAATACCACTTTCAAGGGTATAGCCAGCTGGGTACGCAATAGCCGTGCCCGCTACAGTTACATATAGCCCTGTTAATTCAACAGGTTTTGCATTTAAATAGAAGCTCTTTTCAGAGCCTGTGCCTGTTGCAGTAAATCTAAACTGCTTTTTAGAGTCTCCTAATTCAGTACGAACTCGTGCTACCAAGTCTGCAAGTAGGGCCATTATTAATCCTTACCTTTCAGGTTACATGGTGTCACTTTTTAAAGAAAAAGTCTTAATAAACGAAGAAGCGGGCCCGAAAGCCCGCCCCCCGCGTCTAACTGATTTAGATTACGCCTGCGAGGTAGCCTTTTTCCTTAAGGTGTTGAGCTACTTGTTTAGTGACTTTGTACTTTTGACCAGCTTTGAAGTTGTAGTTATTGCCTGCGCCAAGCGTCATGTTTTCAATTGTTTCAATAACACGAATTTCAACTGTGTCATTTGACTCACCTACGGTGATTACTTCATCAACAATTATAGTTTGACGGTCTGGCGTAGTAGCATCAATAACTTCTGTTTCAAGTTTTACAGCGGCATTAGCTGATGCCATAGACATCTCTGCTGCTCGTTCCTGCATAACTTCTAGATTATCTTCTAGTTGCTGCTCACGCATGCGACCAGTTACATCGGTGGGCTTTTTTGTAGCCATTTATATTCTCCTAATTAGTGACTGTGGAAGGGTGTGATGGGGCGAGAGTGCGGGCGTAGTTTCAGCCCTTGCTTATCCTCGCCCCATCACTATTCAGTTGTATTAGTTGGTTTCTGCAATAACAACAGATTGATCTGTGATTAGACCAAGTCCGAAGATTGAGTACCAAGCAAGAGCGTGCTCACGACCGAAGTCAAGAATACCGCCATCGCGTAGTTCAACAGGAAGAGAGATTGCGTGACCGAATGCGTTATCTCCAATGAAGATAGCTGAATAACGATCAGAACCACCGTTGCCAGTGAATGTAGCAGGGGTTGTATAACCTCCACCAGCAGTTACTGTTGGGTTAGCAACAGCTGTGTCTGTGGTGTATGAAGTACCAGCACCACCAGCAACCTTGAGAACCTGTGTGGTCTCAATGAATACTGTGTCGTATAGACGGCCGATTTCACCTAGCATGAAGTTACCTGGAGCTGCGTACTTTGTGACTTCAATAAATTCTGGATTGTCACGAAGCTTACGGCTTTGGTGTGGGTGAATGAAAGCAACATATGTCTCACCTAAGCGAGGGATGTTCTTTGTAGCAAGTGTCTCAACTGCGTCTTTAACTGTCTTTGTTGTCAAGTTAAATGCGCCTGTCATAGAAGCACGAGATGTTCCCTTTGTGCCGTCTCCATACCAGTCATTTGCGGCTGTAAGACCTGAGCGGTCTTCACCGTAAATTGTTGAAGTTGCTGCGTAAAGTGTGTCGCGTGAAAGCTGATCTAGATAGATAGCCATGTTGCGACCTAGAAGACGTGAGGCTGAAGCCATTACGTCATCGAATGAAGCGTTTAGAAGTAGTTCTGAAACAGCAAGAGCATATCCATGCTCTGACACTGTGATTGAGAACTGTTGGGCTGTTAGTGCGTTAGTTTGCATACGAACGCCTTCAACGAGTGAACCCGCGAAGCCGAGGTTGTTATAACGCATAAAGTTAATCTGAAGACCAGGCGCTACGCCTAGTTCTGTCTTCTTAACTGCAAACTGCTCAAAGCGAAGGATTGGCATGGCCTGGAAAAGAATTTCCTTAGACCAGATTGTCTGGATCGCTTGTGTCAGTTGGGTATTGGTACCTGAGTACGCGGTAGGCGCAGCGGCTAAATTGCCAGTACCTGTAATGGATGATGCCATTTAAATTGACTCCTTGTTAGATTTTGGGTTGGGGGTTAACCGAACAGCCCGCGAGACTTCCCACGAGCGGTGTCGCTCATGAGTCGTTCTCTATATTTTGCGTATTCGTTCATCGGCATTGCCGCAATTTCTTGTGGCGTAAGGGTACGTTGCTCCATATTAGTTTCCAGTGGTCCAGCGGGAGGAGCAGAAATGCTCGTTCCCTTCATTTCTTTTCTGGCGTTCTGCATAGCAGACTGCGCAGATTCAAGAATACTTGCTGAACGTTCCTTCAATCGTTCTACGCTTTCAGCGATCTCTTCGCGGGTGTTACCCTGAATAAAATCAACTAACTGCGGAATGATATTGTCACGTTCTTCTTCAATTACTTGAGTACGATAAAATTGTAAATCTGCATATAACTTTTCTTGCTCCAGAAGAGCGAAGGCTCGTTCGCGTTCAGTACGCTCACGCTCCAACTGCTCCTGCAACTCTGACAATCGAGCATCTGCATATGACTTGGAATCTAGTTCCGACAATGCTTCTACTCTTGCCCGTTCTGCTTCTGCTTGCGCGTCTGCAGTACGACGAGATGCTTCTTCTTCTTTTTCTTTTCGTAGAGAATTAAGTTCTTCCTTCAAACTTTCAATTTGAGGGTAGAGCTTATCCTTTTCTTGATGTCGGACTCTTGCTAAATCTTCGTCAGTATAAAACTTATTAAGACTAGTAGAATCAGTAACAGTCGGCGCGTCAACGCCCGACACATTTACAACTGGAGCTGTATTAGCTTCTGCTTCAAAAGCAGCTGCCATAGTTTCTGCATTTTCCATTTTTATACATCCTTTATATCCTAGGGGTCGTTGTCCGAAGTAAGAGCACGAGTGACCAAACGTTGTATTACGAGTTTATTTTCTCTATCCCTATGAAAAATTACAGGCTAAACACCTTTATTTTTCATAGCCTTCTGGAACACGTCTCTGTGGGAGTTGGGTTCCATAAGCTTGTGTGACGAGGTTGCCGCGCAGGGCTTGGTCGCCCATCTGTGCGGCAATAGTCGCATCGTCAATTACTGGAGGTAATACAGACTGAGGAACTCCTGCTTCAGGGGTTCCGCCACCTACAGGCTGAGCTGGGCTTCCGCCAGCGCCTAGCTGTGCTGACTGCATACCAGTTAACATCATGATGTCATTTTCAATTTGAGTCTGTACCAGTTTAAGAGCGCCATCAGACTTAGCATCTTCAATGAGCTCTTGACGAATTTCTGTAAGTTTTGCTGCTGGGAACTCTTCCCCAAGTGCTCGTAGGGCGCCTTCTTTAGACTCAAGGCCTAGAGACAGCTTGCTTTGAATTTCGTTAAGTGCAATAAGTTTATCTAGAGGCAGTGGCTGTGGAAAATAAACATAGTTTTGAAAAGTTAATGGGTCATTAGGATCTAATTGAGCTGCCTGGCCTGGCTTTAGAGGCACCGTGTGGGAATTAGGATCCCAAATAAATGTTTCAGGCTCTTTGACTGCAAGGCTTACAAGGATTAACTCATTAACTCTTTCCAAGCCGTGCGCATATTGAATAATCTTTTGATGGTAACGGTTCATCAAAGGCTGGAATTGAATAGAAAGCGCTACGCCAGAGGTGTTAGAGATTGGTTGTGCTTGGCCAAGGGCGGTTTCAGGAACACCAATCATCTCGTGCATAGACTTCTTTAGTAAAGCCATGAAGTCCATGGCGCCTTTTAGGCCTTGAGCTCCGCCTTCAAGGTTTTCTACCTTAGCGTCTTTTGGAAGCCCGCCCCAAACCTTATTAGCACCCTTTTCTAGCTGAGATGCCTTTGCTCCAATGATGACCGTAACTGGCGCTGCGTGGTAGTTAACGATGTCCGCAATATCTGTAGCGGTTTCATTGTACGCACGGTTAATGTTAATAATGTCATTGCAGTCTGATAGGCCCCAAGGAGAACCAGATATACGAACGTTTGGAATATGAACAACAGGGATAGTACCAAGCGGGTTAGGGCGAGAGTCAATAAGCTCATCGTTGATATATTCCTCAATGATGTCGTCTGTCAAAATTTCTGTGTAAGTAAAGACTTGACGTGTTCCTTCTAATGATGTTCCCCAGAAACGATACTTAAGCTTGAAACGGATTAAGCGTTCGCGGTCATGGGGGTGAAACTCTGGAAAAGCAAAAGATGAGTTAAGTGGGAGAACGCGTACACGGCCAGGGTGGTTTCTACCAGCTGGATCAACCCAAGCTTCTTCATAAGCTACTTTGATAAAACAATCTCCAGAAACAGAGCCTTGCTGCCCAATCTCCCAAAGCACTGTAGCTTTGTTGTTATCTACTTCCCAAACGCGTTCAAGTAAGTCAGGGACAATAGCTTCTGTTAATTTAGATGAGCGAAAGTTAACGCCCTTACCAAATGTAAAGTTAATTAAAAAGTCTGTAAATGCTCTGTAATAGTTGAGCATGATCTGTGCTTCGCCTGTTTGACGGCGGTATGAATAGTGATGACCAAGGTACATCGCCCAGTTAAGAGAATAACGGTTTAAGCGAGGGCCGTGTACTTCAAACTCTTCATCTGCAAGCTCTACAAGCCCCAGTGGGGAGATAGAGATTGTTAAGTCAGAAGAGGCTGCGCGATAACTCGGAGGCGAGAAATCAATACCGCTCACCAATCACCTCTTTCAAAATAAGTAAAACTCAATGTCGATATATTAACATATCGACAGCTTATATGAAGCGTTCGCCTCGGATGTTGCCTTGCCCGACCTTCTTGGTTATTTTCTTTTTCTTTTGCTCTTCTTCTTTGTCACGTTTTTCTTGAGCGTAGTCACGAAACCTAGGGTCTATATCTTTCTTAGATTTAACGTATTGACCGCCCATTTGGTTGTATTTAGCATGAATCCAGTGGCCGCGAGCGGGAGAGTTTTTAGAAAACTTTGCTCCTGCTTGAGCAGTAATCATGTTCCAAAGTTTAGGGTTAGCGGCAACCTGCGTTGGGGTTTCTTTTGCTTCTCTACCTGAGATGAGTGCCATTTATAATCCTTAGATAGGCAGCCGCCCCCTGCCGCCACGTAAGGGGCAGGGGGAACGGCTTGCTATTTAATTTATTAGTCTTGAACTACAGCAGGATTAAGAGCCTGTTGATGAGCGCCATTGCGGAATACCTCTTCAAAACGGTTATCGCCATGGTCAGCAAATGCGCCAGCAGAAAAATCATTTAAGCTGCTTGGAGCTTCTACCCAAGCTGCAGAACCAACGTGTGCGCGCTCGCGCATTGTTTCTTCTGGAAGCTTTTCAAATACGTTTGCATTACGGTTTGGACGGCCAGGTGCAGGCATATATCCGTGCATTGCGCCTGTTGTAAAAGATTGTGGAACATCGGTATCAGTCGCGATACCTTCTTCAAAGCGTAGTGGGCCGCGTTGTCCTGGGACAGCGCCTGCCATCTTACGGTCGTATGTAGGGCTGTGCTTCTCAGGGAAGCGAGGGGCTGGTGCGATTGACATATAAACTCCTAAATTGGTTTGAGGACCTCAGTCAATAGTGTGCTACGTAAGTAAGACAAAATCAGGCTAAAGTCATAACTATCTATAAAACGGTGAACTCGAAACCTCAACTGATGGCATAGTTAAATCCATGGTTAAGGCCACAGCAATAGCTAAAGAGTCGGCGTAGTCATCATGAGCATGTGCTTCGTCTGGTGCTTTGGCTAAAAAATTAGGGCCCTGGAACTTAGTCTCTAGATCTGTCATCTGCTGGTAGAACCGCTTCCAGGTACGTAGGCGGCGAGTTTTTGCGTGAGCAGGCCAACCAACCATACGTCGGTCAATAAGTGCCTTAAGGTGCTTCCACCGTTTTGACTGTTCGGGCTGGCTACTGCCAATTGAATAAACCTCAGATTTTGGTAAAAGCAGTTTAAGTCGTTGAGCTACTGCGTCACCAACACCGTTAGCGTCTACGCCAACACCTAGCACGTCGTAGCTACTTAAAAATTGAACAATTTGAAAATATTGATCTTCCCAATCGTCACCTTGGATCTCTAACCAATTAAGGACGCGATGGTCAAAATAACCAAACTCATCTGGGCGATCCCAATCTACCCACACAACAGTAACTACAGTTGAGTCAAGTTTTCGTGCGGGGTCAATTCCAACAACGACGGGTGTTCGGTGCCAGGCTTTAACAGTTTCTTGAGAGGTGTCTCCGAGCTCGTCCATAATAGTTGATGTAACGAACATTCCGCGCTCCAACAGCCATTTGCATGAGTACGACATCTGGAACTCATCGGAATCCTCCCCTACACGAAGCATTTCTTTTTTAATAAACTTACCGTAGTTCTCGTTAACTTTAGCTACATCTCGCCAATCCCACTCAAAGTGGTTCTGTCTAGAACGTGCGCCTGTTTGTCTACGTTTGTTTAACTGAATAGAACGATAAAAATTATTCTTGTGCGTAGTCGGGGTACCTGTTTTAACCATGGTTCCTGAGTAGTACGCAAGCATTGGGGAGATGGACTTTGACACTACAAAGTCATCCGCCTCTTGACACTCATCAATAACGATAAGGTGGAAAGATTTAGATTCAATCTTTGCGCGAGGGTTAGCTGTCATCATCATTAGAGATGAGCCAGAGTTCTTAAGTTTAATCTGCCGTGTAACGCCTGGAACTTTTCCTAGGGAGTCGTCAATTTCAGGATCACCCAAGATCTCTAGTGCGCGCTCTGATGTAAGACGGTTTACTGTACGACCAAATAGTGTTTCTACCTGACCCTCAACAGGAGCAAACATACCGATCCACACACCATTAGCAAACTTGCCTAATAGGTCTGGGTACATTTTTGCTAAGCGGGGAAGTAGCACCATAAGCGCAGCAACTGTATTAGCAATAGTTTCTGATTTGCCTGACTGACGCGCAGCAAGTGCGGTAATTTCTTCACCGTCGTTAATGATTACAGATTCAATAACACGACGCGCAAGAGGCATTTGATAAGGGTGTAGCTCATGGCCTACAAGCGCAGTTTGAAACTGAATACAACGATCTACAAGTTTGTTAACAAATTCTTTTGAGAGCTCATCAAGCTCTTCAATTTCTTCTTCGGGCGCAAGGTCTTCTTCTTCATCGGGGAAAAACTCGTCTTCATCCATTGCTGTGTTCATTGTGTTCCCTAGTCTAGGTGAAAACAAAAAGCCTGGGCGTTTAAACCCAGGACCTTTTGATTGCCATCACGGGGGAGAGAAGAGAGGCAAGAGAATCTTAGCACAATTGTCGACAAATTGATTTAATGGCGTGTTGTTCGGCGGTTTAACTCATCTATAACCGCGTGCAAGGCTTCCGCCCCTAATAAAGCCTCATTTAAGAACATAGGTTCTCTTTGTTTTGAGTACGCGGTCATGCAACGGCCGATCTCATACAATGATTGATCAACCCACTGCTCAAGCTCTGCGGTAGGGATCTTAGATACTCTATTAGATACCTTTTCAGAGAACGGCTTTAACCAAGGCTCTTTCTTTTTAAAAAGATTCATCAAATAACCCATCCTCTGGTTTCCAAGCAATTCTAGCTTTCATAGCGTCAGATAGTATCTTATCAATCTTATCTTCGTCTTCCCAGCCAATTTGAGGGCGCTCAACCCACAAGCCTAAATAAAAACCTGGCTCTGTAAATGGGGCTCGCATTACCAAACACTTACCTTTTCTGTAAGGCATTTCAGTTTCTTGGGTAGTTCCTATTTCAAAAATAGGTAACACTTTTTTATGCCAGTAGCGTAGTTTTCCAACGTATAGGGGCCCGTATGATTTCAAATTTACTCCTTTGTGCCAAACAACGTCTCGTCAAGTGTGTAAGGGTTGCCTTGTTGTATGCGGCTAGCCTTAGCCGCTGAATCACTGAAGCGCGCTTTAGTTCCCGCAGATAAAGCGTCCAGGTCAGCCTCGTGATGAGACGAACAAGCGTTCTCAATAATAGGTAAATAGTCATTAGTTGATGCGCTATTTTTAAGGCCTAGCCAGATATTAACTGGCACATCGTTGTACTGCCACCATTTACCACTGCGCATAACAATTACTATAGTGTTTGTGTTGTTGTTGTACCCCACAGTGTACGCTCTAGGACGCTTAGGGTTAGCTGTGGGCGCGGTGTACACCTCTGTGCCAACATTTGTAACGTCATTAGGTATAGATACTGACCAGTTTTTATCTATTTGGTTTGACGACGACTGAGCCGCAGGGTCGTTATCGGAGGTGTTTCTTTTAAAAGTATTTAGATTACGTTCACTAGCCTGTTTTAAAGCTGCCTCAGCTTCCGCAAGGCGTTGGTTCATTATTGCTTTAAGATCTTTTTTAACCATCAATCCTCGCAGGTATGATTCTCGGTTTCTGTTTCTATAACTCTAACTAAACAAAACGCACAACGTAAATATTTAGGCGGTTTAAACTCATTTTGAGCAGTAGCGCCAAGTGGGAAGTTAGCCCCGTCTTCTGCGTACTCTGACTCATACTCATAAACTATTTCTGGTTCATAAAACAGTTCTCGTGGAAATGGTCCCTTTGGGTCCATTGCTCTTTGCGGAACAGGATGAACTTGAACAGCTTGTTTCTTATCTATCCTCATCTTTATTAGACGCCTTCTTCGATGGCTTGTCTTCAACTGGAAGAGGGAAGTGACCTTCGTCTGCTCGTACTTTAAGCCATGGTGGCAAGCACGCGTTGCAGTAAGCCGCAGGTGATGCGGTGGGATCGTTTACATAATAAAGGGCTGGGTTAGTACAGTTATAACAAGTCATATAAAAAGTGTACAGCAAAAGGGGCGGAAAATCTCCGCCCCCTTACTGAACTTACTTAGATTTCTTTTTTGCTGGCTTTTTGGCTGAAGCTCGGCTTAGAACTCCTGTGAGCTCTGACAAGCCAATGTTTGCAACTCGTCCAAATGCTGGGTCTAGCTTGTTAAAATAGCGAAGTGCTACTGGTACTAGAGACGCCCATAGAGCGTTAGCGACTAATAACCACTCGCTTGAACCAAACTCTAGAGGTGTTGCTGCTCCGCTTGTCTGCATAACAATCATAACTGCGCCGATAACCTGACCTGCTAGGTTACGTACGTAGGACTCAATCATTGCTTTATTCATGCTACTCGCCTTCTTCTACATGTTGGTCAAATCGACCCTCAAGTCTTGCTAATGATACTCTAACTTCGGTCATGTCGAGGCCAATTTTGCTAATCGCGTCGTGCATAGAAGACCCGCCATTAGGTTTTAGTTCTGCAAGATAATGTTTAATCGTCCACTTAATCCCAATAGCTGTGGTTCCGCCTACGGCTGCTATAACTGAAATGAGCGCCGCCCAGTCTGATACTGTCAATTTTTCGCCAATCATGTAGGTATTAGATACAAGCGCGATAGTATTATCCGTAGTAAACCCCGAGGTATATAATATACGCATTTACTATTAGATTTGTCATATTAAATTAAATTTATTATTTAACTCTTAGTTTGTCTTGACACGTTTTGTAACGCCTGTGTTATGGTTGTTCATGACGAAGCCGCCCACAAGGCGGCTTTTGCCTACTGAGAGGAGCAGCAATGCTTAATATCAGAAAACGTACAGCAGTAGTAGCAACTGTTTTTATCTTTTTGGGGAACTGCCCACCAGCAATGGCGGAGCCAGTAGTTCAAGAAGTAGTTACAGTTGTGAGCCCGTTAGATTCATTTAAAGAAGCTAAGGTTCTTACCAAAGCAGAGTTAAAGGATTTATTAAAAGCGGTTGGTTTTGAGGGAAAAGCTCTCAAGACCGCTTGGGCAGTTGCTATGAAAGAATCAAATGGTCGCCCACAGGCCTACAACGGAAATAACGGTACAGGAGATCACTCCTACGGTGTGTTTCAGATTAACATGATTGGAAATCTGGGAGAAGCCCGTAGGAAAAAGTTTGATCTCGCCACTAATAAAGACCTCTTTGACCCAGTTACAAATGCAGAAATAGCGTTCTACATGACTAACGGTGGAGAAGATTGGTCTTCCTGGAAAATACATCCAGATCAAACAAATGGAGTTAGATATGAGAGTTTTCTAAAACAATTTCCAAAGAATTAAAAATATAAAGCAAAAAGCCCCCTGCTATATGCAGGGGGCTTTCTGTTTGTGTTGAGATTATGAAACGGTTGCGTGAGGTGTGATTGTGATTGTAGCTGTTGAAGCGACTGAAGCTGTACCAGCTGCAACTGATTGGGTCTTGATTGTTCCAGCAACACCTGAAAGACCAGCAACAGAAAGTCCTGATGTTGATAGTGTTCCTGAAGTTGCGGTTGTGTAAGAGACAGTGTTTGTAGCAACTGCTGTAACTGTGAAGGTACCGTTTAGTGCGGTATCTGGAGCTACAAGAGATGCAACAGTAATCTTTGTGCCTACTGGGTACTTAGCGCCAGCACCTGCTGAGGTGATTGTTGCTGTTGTACCTGTACGTGATACTGCTGTAATTGTTGAAGCTGCGTTTGTAGCTGCTGTTGCAGTTGTGATTGAAGCTGCTTCGTAACCTGCATCCTTAAGGATATCAAGAGCGATTGCAGTTGTTAGTCCAACTACTGAAGGTACGTTGATGTAAGCAATTCCTGCGCCATCAGCTGCTGTAACAGCAGTTGTTGACTGAACCTTACCGTACTGTCCTGTAATCAAACCAGCGTTAGCTGCGTTAGTTACTGTGAAGCCAAGCTTGTTAGCTGTAGCAACTGTTGCTGCTGATAGATTGTAAGCACCTGCTGAAAGACCAGTAATGTTAACTGAGTCTCCTGCTGCAAGCTGGTTCTGTGATGTGTATGAAACTGTTGTGCCGTCACCTGAAACTGCTG